TGAGTCGAAGGATAAGCGGTACGAGTGCCGAGCGTGTGGCGATCCGTGTGAAGAGGATGGTTCGTTGTGCGAAACGTGTGACTATCTGTTAGATAAGGAAGACAGTAAGGATTAGGGATGAACGATAGGATAAAGGAATTAGTGAAGCATATTACTGCTGCAAACAATAGGTTTTACCATGCGGCGCAGTGTGTGGCTGATGAGAAGGAGATTAAGTTGAGAGTGAGTAAATGCTTAGAGGCGTACGATGCGTTGAGCGATGCGCTTGATGCTGGCGTGATGCGTGAACCGTGGGAAAGGGGGGAGTGATATGCCAGGTATGCCGGAGAGAAGAAGGCGTAACGAGATGGCCGATAAGAAGATGGCAGATGCGTTCTTTTGGGAGGATCTGTTCACTAGGGTGAGTCATGGGTTGTCGATACAGGAGTACGCCAAGACGAGGGACGTACCGTACAAGCGGATGATGGCACGGATTAAAGAGGATGAGGCGTTGAGCCAAGGGTTGGATGAGGCTAAACACGCTAGGGCTTGGGGGTATTTTGAGGATGTGGATAGGGTTACTGACTTGGTGGAAGAAGGAAAGATAGACCCGAACTCTGGGAGGGTGGTGATACAGTCACGGCAGTGGCAAGCTAAGATGATGAACAGGCAAGACTTTGGTGATAGGCAACAGGTAGAGCTGAAGGTGGAAGATGTAACGCAGAAGCACCTTGATGCAGTGCGTCAGATGTCAGCACCGGAGGTTGTTGAGGGTGAGGTGATAAGGGACGATAACGACGGTTGAGCCGCACCGTCGCACCGGTCCACGCACCCGCGCGATTCTACCGCTATTTAACATAATCTGGCAATCGACACCGTACCTAAGAACAGGGTTGTCCGAGCAGTACAGTGCTAGGCCAGTGGGTTGACGGTAACTTTGACGGTAACTGCTGACCTGGTGCATCAGTAAACCTAAGTAAATCAATGACTTAGTATGTCAATGTGATCCCTGTACTCGCCATCACATCGGGTTTATGGTCCCAGGGTGCCGACCGGCTGCCTGGATGAGCCTCGATGCCCCCCCCCTTCGGCCCAGCGCTGGGGGTCATGATAATTATCACCCCCTCAGACACACGAACCCCCACAATCTAATTTTAAAAAATCATATTATTTTCTTGTGTTATTACTTAGATATAAGTACATACTACAAGTGAGTTCAACAACAACCAACCGGAGAAAAGCAATGACACAGATCGAATTAGTTAAAAAGTACATCAGCATTGGTAACGAAGAGAAGGTTTTTTAGTAACTAGGAGAATAAAAATGACTAAAAAAGACAGAGAACAAATCGCATTAGATTTTATTGCACTTCACAAAAAGGATGACGTATCTGATTGGTTGCTACAGGCTGGGGATCTTGAAACCGTCTACGCCAACCTTATTATGGGCTCATTCGGCAACGTCCACTCTGATGCTGATGGTGGTTGTGCAGTAGAGATTAGCCAGTATGAGACTAAATCAGGCCACACTGAGCTATATGACTTCGAGTTATCGGGTGATGATTGGAAGGAATTTAAGGGTATCGATGAAAATACAGGAGAGATGGGATGAAATGGTACAACTACGCGACACCCCCAATAGATTTTTACTGGAGCAAGCTAAAATCCCCCACCGAAGTGATTCGCGAAATGACGCGTGATTTCAATGAGGTTGACGACTTACGTCGTTTCGTAAAAGATTTATCCTCCGCAATGGAGGCATTCAGGTCGATGGGTTGGCAAAGTACGGTCGTGCGTGATGGTGTATTTTATGTTCCATTAGAGGATGAGTTTCGTTATGGTTTCGCGTTAAAAGAGAGCGACAACGGAACGACTTACATTGCCTCTCCAATCCCACTCCCTCACCTTGAGGAATATTTGGATGGCTAGAAACACACCAGAGATAAACGCCCGCCACCAACGTGAGTTCGGCGAAAGGATGAAAGAGCAAGGACTGGTAAAAAGGTGCTTCTGGGTAAAAAACGATGAATCTTTGATTAAAGAGATTAAGGAATATATCAAGATCGTTAACGATAAGACGTAAACTGGAGAAAAACAATGAAAGTAATTGGATAAAGAGGCAGCATGAACAAAAACCCATACATAGATTTCATCGCCAAGTACCGCAGCAATCCGGTGCTGTTCGTTAAGGACGTTCTGCAAGTTCACCCAGATGAATGGCAAGCTGAGTTTCTAAGCCATATCGCTGGTGGTGAGAGGAAGATATCGGTGAGATCTGGCCACGGTACTGGCAAATCCACCGCAGCAAGCTGGGCGATGGTCTGGTACTTAACGACGCGGTTCCCATGCAAGATCGTAGTCACCGCACCAACGTCATCCCAGCTATTCGATGCGCTGTTCGCAGAGCTTAAGAGTTGGATACGGAACCTACCACCCTATGTGGGTGAGCTGTTTGAGGTGACCAGCGACAGGGTGGTGCTTAAAGCAGCGCCAAGTGAAGCGTTTATCTCTGCAAGGACGGCAAGGGCGGAAACGCCAGAGGCTTTAGCCGGCGTACATTCACAAAATGTTTTACTTATTTGTGACGAAGCGTCGGGAATCGACGAGAGTGTTTTTGAGGCAGCGTCTGGCTCAATGTCTGGACACTCAGCCACGACTTTATTATTGGGGAACCCAACACGATCATCTGGTCTGTTTTACGATACCCATCATCGAGTTAAGGCAGATTGGAAGACAATGCACGTTAGTTGTCTAAAATCCCCCAGGGTATCGGACGAGTTCGTTAGGGAGATGGAAGTTAAGTACGGCGCGGAGAGCAATCAATTTAGGGTGCGTGTGCTTGGTGAGTTTCCATTAAAAGAAGATAACACGGTTATTTCAGCCGATACGGTCCAGTCTGCTCAGAAACGAGATATTCAGAGTGATCCCGATACGGTGCCTATCTGGGGTTTGGATGTGGCACGGTTCGGGGCCGATAGCAGTGTTCTAGCAATCAGACACGGTAACGCCATTACCGAACTAATATCCTGGAAGGGTCTGAGTCTGATGGAGTTAACCGGTCGGGTTGTGGATAAGTTTAATAATCTGATTCCGCGCCAACGGCCAACTGAAATACTGGTAGATTCGATTGGATTAGGCGCTGGTGTGGTAGATCGGCTGCAAGAGCTGGATCTACCGGTCCGAGGGATCAATGTGGGTGAAGCAAGCTCTATGAGTGGTACTTATTTGAATCTGCGGGCTGAATTGTGGTTCAAGTTGAAGGATTGGTTGGCAGCAAAGGATTGTAAACTACCAGTTGATAGTGCCTTATTCTCCGAACTGGTGTCGCCCAGGTATCAATTCACATCGAGTGGTAAGATGAAGATCGAATCTAAGGACGAAATGCGTAAACGTGGGCTACCTTCGCCCGATAAAGCTGACGCGATATGTTTAACGCTGGCCAGTGACGCAGCGACCGCTACGTTTGGATCAAAACATAGCGTCCAGTGGAAGAAACCCTTGAAAAGAGCGGTGAAAGGAGTGGTATAAATAGTAGGGGGGGAAATTCCCCCCGATTTTCTAACATAAAATAGTGTAGGAAAGCACTGGGTCACAGACCTGTAGCCCAGTCATGGAAACTAATACCCTATTTGTTTCCATAAACCATTAAATAGGGTAGAAACCCCACAAATACTTAGAAATAAGGCGTAAATAGGGACAGCTCCCCACTTTCATAGTCAAAACACCACCATAAGCGTATAATAGCCCCACCAGTGGCTTAATTTGTGGTGCATCCATGTACGAAAACCCCGCCGAAGGTGGCATTGAAGAAGAGCTAGAGGTCATCGAAAATGATGATAAATCGCTCTCAGAAGAAGACCTTCAAGCTATTATCACCTCAGAGATAAGCTCCGCAGTCGATTTCATCGACAACACGATTGGCCCAGAACGCGCAAAAGCTACCAAGTATTATAAGGGTGAGAAGTTCGGTAATGAGGAAGATGGCCGCTCTCAGATCGTTTCGCTCGATGTCAGGGATACGATTGGCGCGATTATGCCTTCTTTAATGCGGATCTTCTTCTCGACCGACAAGGTCGTGGAGTTCGTTCCCCGAAACGCCGAGGATGTCGAGAAAGCTGAACAGGCAACAGACTATATTAGTTATATATTTTCCCAAGATAACCCAGGGTTCCTGACTTTACAGTCGGCATTCAAGGATGCGCTGGTCAGGAAAGTTGGAATAATCAAATATTGGTGGGACGAGGATGTTGAAGTCACCACGGAACATTTTAGCGGCCTCAACCCCGAAGCCTTGCAGTATTTGTCTTCGGATCCCCAAACCGAGGTCGCTTCCCAAGAACTCGCAATGGAGATGGACGAGTTTGGCAATCCAATAGGAATGCCCTCGATTGAAGCGACGGTCACTCGTAGAGTGGACAAAGGTCGAGTCAAAGTCGAAGCGGTCCCACCGGAAGAGTTCCTGATCGACCGTGACGCGAAGACGCTGGAAGATGCAACGATTGTTGCTCATCGGACTACTTTAACGGTTAGCGACTTGGTGGCTAGAGGCTACGAAGAAGAGTTAATTTTAGAACACGCTGGCGATACTGATGTCTTGAACTGGAGCGACGAATTAGCTGCACGGCAAGAAACACAGAGCTACGGTCAGGCGACAAGATCTGACGATGCAGCGCGTGAAGTCAGCTACACAGAGAGCTACGTCAAAGCCGACATGGATGGTGATGGAATTGCCGAATTAATCAAAGTTTGCTCCATTGGCCCATCTAATAAAGTGTTGTACTGGGAGCCGGTCGCCGATGTACCTTTCGCTACCTTCTGCCCCGACCCAGAACCGCATACGTTCTTTGGAATGTCTGTGGCTGATTCAGTCATGGATATCCAGAAGACTAAGTCTGCTGTTTTACGGAATATGTTAGATAGCCTCGCAATGAGTATTCATCCACGAATGGCGATAGTGGAGGGGCAGGTCAACCTGGACGACTGCCTTAACACCGAGGTTGGCAGTTTGATCCGCCAACGGTCAGCCGGTATGGTCACCCCGTTTGCTATGCCTTTCGTAGGCAAAGAAGCATTTCCAATGATGCAGTATTTGGATGAGTTACGCGAGAACCGCACCGGTATTTCTAAAGCAGCCGCTGGGTTAGATGCGTCTGCGCTTCAATCCAGCACAGCGTCGGCGGTCAACGCGACCGTCAGTCAGGCGCAACAGCACATCGAGATGATCGCTCGTATCTTTGCCGAGACTGGCATGAAACAATTATTCAAAGGGATATTGAAGCTGACCATTAACCACCAGGACGAGGAAAGGATGACCCGGTTGAACAACCAGTTTGTCCCAATCGATCCAAGGTCGTGGAATGCTGACATGGATGTTTCTTCAAATATAGCCCTTGGTAAGGGAACAGATACAGAGCGGATTGCAGCGCTATCGCAGATCGCTGGCAAGCAAGAAGAGCTGATGAAGTTGCTCGGACCAGTGAACGCATTGGTATCACCTAAACAATACAGTCATACGCTGGCTAAGATCGTCGAGCTAAGTGGTTTTAAAGATCCCTCGATGTTCATCAACGCGCTACAAGATGGGCAGCCGTTAGTGCCACCAGAAACAGCACAGAACAAGAAGAAATCACCAGAGGAATTATTAGCCGAAGTTCAAACGCAAAGCATCCGAGCGGATATAGAAAAAAAGGCCGCTGAATTGCAATTACGCCGTGACGAAATGTTGAGAAAAGACGATTTGGAACGCGACAAGCTCGATGCTGACATCCATCTTAAAGCCGCAGAGATCCAAGGTAAGCACGGCACCTCAGTCAATATTGCTCAGATCAAAGCTGACGTAGATCGTGACCGAGAGATGATCAAAGGTATCCAAGCCGGAAGAGGTGTTCGGTAGATGAGACAGGCATGGAGTGATGCGGTTGGGGGGTATGTTCCAGAATATACGCAGTTTGCCGGTCCGCGCACCTATGATCAGCGGAATGTTCCATCTATGGGACAAGCGCTCCAAGGATTGATCAGCGATACGACGCAGAACGCAGAGGCGCTGCTAGACGTTATCGTGCCAAACCAGTACGACTCCCAGGAGAGGGTGACTGAAAAACTGTTAGGGTTACTGGGAACTGGGACAGGGGTGGGGCGACTGGAGGCGGGGGGCAGCGCACTAAAGTCTGCGCTTTCGCGGCCCGTCAAAACTAATACACGACCGACAGTGAGCGGCAAAGCGCACAAAGCATATCCAGGCATCTATAAAGATCCACGGCAGTTGGTTGAAGAGGGTGCGGCTAGGGTCGCGCCTGAGAACAAACTGATGTCTGATTTTTTTGGTGTTGATAGGTCAGACCTTGATGCTATGACGAGGGCTCAGGAAAAGACCATTAATCAGGTAGATATACCGGTGTGGCCTACGACGCAGCGGGGAGCGCAACACACTCAAAAAGTAATGAATCCAACCAACGAGGCGCGGCTACAGGATGTCCTATCATTAGCGGGCGATAATCCACAATTCACAGGCTCATATGGGTGGTATCAGACACTACCATTAAGAGAGAAATACAGATCGGTTCTTGGAAAAGAGCTGGGCGACAAAAGATTTGATGAATTTATGCAGAGTAGTTCTGTGATGTCGGCTGGATCGCCGGTTGATCTTGAGCTACGTCGAGCATCCCTAGCCGGACTACTTGACGAATCAGGTGAACTGGATAGGTTCATCAAAGGAAACATGACCAGCGGCGAAAACGTATATAGAGAGTTTCCAGAGCTATTCAAAGATGTGGCAGAGGCCAGTGGTTATGGGCATATTTATCACGCAACATCTCACAGGCCAGCGTTAGAACGGTACGCAGCGGGCGATAAATTCTTTAACCAAAAAACCATCTTAGAAGCCCCAAAAACACCAAATTATTACTATTCCAAGACGGGGGAAAACTTGAGGCACCCGACCCAGGATGCACACTTCGTAAGAGGGATTGGTCTTTCAGATGTTAGACCGATGACGAAGGCGGGAACAGGAGCATCAGTTAAGGACACTGAGGCGGGGAAAATCCGCGACTGGTGGACTAACAAAGTATCCGACCCAGTAGGAATGTCTGGATCTCCAGCACAAGCGTTATTGTGGAACTCCCTAGCGCCGCAGACCGGCGTCAAGACCTTGGTAGGCAAACCACTACTAGAACTCATTACCGACGGAGTGGAACGCGAGGCGCTCAAGCAAGCCAAGTCGCCACAGCAAGCGCTATTAGATTTTATAAATAGATCTGGGAAGCTGGGGTCTTTCGCGGGGGCTGGGTTATTGGGTCATTCAATGACCGGTGACGGAGGGGATATATAGTGAGAAATGTGTGGAGCGATGCAGTTGGTGGCTATATACCGGAAGATACCCCTTTTCCAAAAGAAAGGATTTATTCTCAGGGTGGAGCCCCCTCGATGGGCCAAGCGTTTCAAGGTCTTTTGAGCGATACGGCACAGGGCGCTGAAGCGCTGTTTGACCGGATCATTCCAACAATATACGACTCCCCAGAGAAGATCGCGGAAAAGATGATAAACCTGGAGGGAGCGCAGATAGGTAGAGCTACATTTGGGCAAATGCTTAAGCCTCGTCCCAGCATTTTACCTTCTGGAGAGACGGCGTACCACACCGCAGAACAAGTGCCTATGCGGGGCGCCGGTCATCTGGGAAGACTGGCAGATGA